TCTTCCATGATAACATGAGCATGCCCATCGTATCCATCAAACCACTTCTCTCTAGCCGGCATCCAACACCAGTAGTCTGTTAGCATTTCTCTAGCAAGCTTGGATTTACCGCATCCAGTAGGCCCATAGAGGACAGTAACGTTAGTGACCCAGTTCCTAGGTTCTATCATTAGCGCTCTAAATTTTTCAATGCCTCTATGAAATTTTATATAGGTTTCAGGATGGCCCATTGCTAGTTGCCGGATGGTTCTACCATCTTCAGCATCTTCAACGACGTCACTCAATTCAGTACGCTTACCCTGTTCTGATAGGCGTCCAAATTCTCTATAATTATTTTCTTTTTTACAATAACCAGATGCCTGCTTCGCCGTCCCACAGCGTTTCTCCAGATGAGTTGAAGGTCCCCCCAGTAGTTCCTTCACTCTCCCAAAGTCCATCTGTTTTACGAATTCACAGTATCCTTGATAATGTTCTCGCCCTGTCTCGGGGCAGACCTCTGTCCCCAGTATTAGGTAGCGCATTTGGTCTGTATATTCTATGGTGGTGCATTCATCACACCAAGCAGTAAAGCATACATTTCGCATACGTCGCCTCATTTTTATAATGAACTATATATTTCTCTAAACTATTGAACGCATGCGTTTGAAACTCCTAAAAACTTTAGTAGGTATAATACATGGCTCGCCTCTATCACGGACCGCTCCAACCTGGTAAAAGATCCGCATATGTTAAAGGGTCACGAAAGAATAGCCGTCGTAAGGGTAGAACCCCTGGACGGCTCCTACCAAGTCGCGCACGATTCAGTCGTAGCCGACTAGCTCTAACAACAGCAGTATCACGTGTACTCCAAAACAATGCTGAAAGCAAGTTTAAAGGTTTTGAAGTAGAATGTTCAGAACCAGTAGCAATTCCCGCTGCTGTACAACCTATCAGCTATCACTTCTTTAACACTGGTAAATCTCTAGCAGCCACGCTACCAGAGTTTACACCATTAGATATGTTCCGCTTCGCCCAAGGTGACGGCAACGCCGAACGTATTGGTAATTCAATGTATATAAAGAATGGAATGATTCATATGAATATCCAAACCCTTCCCAAAACCGAGTTGGCTACTATATCAGGAGATCAACCTCTTATAGAATTCCGACTTATGATGGTAAAAGCTAATCGTAAATTTAATCCTTTAGGTGAATTTCCAGATCCAGGTGAATCACTATTTTTAACACCAGGTAATAACAGCTTTGGTTACGACGATACACAAGCTACTCATAATTTTAAGCTCCAACCAATTAACAAACGTAAATGGTTGGTTTATTGTGATAAACGCTTTACTCTAGCCTACCCAGTAGTGGATCAAAGATTCCCACTCGGAGCAGACTCCGGTCAAGTTAATAACGCTTTTAGTAAATATCCTACAACCAAGACAATCCGCCTACGCCTCCCCGTGATGAAGAAAACACATTTCAATGACCAATCGTCACATCCAGACAATCTTGATACTCAATGGTTAATTTGTCTACAAGCGATGCATCCATCATTTTGTATGCCTCAAAGCAGACGCCCTAACAATTACAGGGTAAATATGAATTGTACAACAATAGCTCAAGATCTATAATAATTTATTAAATAATTTTTTAATTAGGTTTGTTAGGCGTGTGGCCAAGGGGGGTGATTTTGTGGCTTCGCCTCAAATCATCCCCCCGTAGGCCACACTACAGGAGGTCCTCTCCAAGGACCTCATGTGTATCAGACGACAAGGGGGGGCTAGTATTACCCCCCACTTGTGAGCCATGTGAGCCAAGATCTATGATCTTGGTAATGCGACGAAGAAGCTGCTCTTTGATCTTATCATTTACATTGTCCGAGTACCATTCGTCAGGATGTACAGGGCTAGTGATTACTATATCAGTAGGACAAAACTCAACGGTTCCACCCTTGTTTTGGACAGGACATTCGTATCTGTCCAGCATGGTCAACATCATTCCAATAGATAGTTGCCCTCTGAACTCTTCCATGATAACATGAGCATGCCCATCGTATCCATCAAACCACTTCTCTCTAGCCGGCATCCAACACCAGTAGTCTGTTAGCATTTCTCTAGCAAGCTTGGATTTACCGCATCCAGTAG